AAGAAAGCAAAGAATTTTAATTATATCAGTTAGTCAAGGTTTAAACTGACTAAACACCTATAAAGTAAAGGTTTAGCTATACTTTATTATTTATAATGATTATAAATTAACATATATTGATAAAATAATTGATTTAGATAGCTATTTATTCAAATAGTATTTGTATATTTGTAGTGTTGAAAGCAATAAAGCTAAAACATAAAAAACCGACACAATGACAAATTTTACTTATCATGCAACTTTTGAAAACGGAGAAAAATTTAAAATTTCTAATACTAATCTTTACAATGCACAGTCTAAGTGCATTCGTTATATGGAACGAAAAAATATTACTAAATGCGAAATTAAATCAGAAACAAAAGCTATTCATTACATCGTTAAAGATGGTTCTTCCCATTGGAACTATGACGGATATAGTTTTGGAAGTGTAAGAGAATACGAATAGGAAATATCAATTACGTTAACTTAATATATCTAAGGGGTGCAGCATCCTATCAACTGCATAACTTTTAAAACCGACAAAAAATGAAACTTAACAATTTTACAACACAAGGGATTGCTTATTGCGAGGCAATGGGATTATCAAGAGTATTTGAAGCGTATGCAGACAATTGCTCCAGAGAAGAAATAATGCAAGTGGGATTTAATTCAAATAGTGGTTGTGTTTACATCGCTCTTGAAAATGGGATTAGTATATGTTCTACAATGGGGCAATCGGTAGATTATTTTATTAATGATTTTGATAATGATGATGAATTATGGTTTGACACTTACGAACAAGCACTAAAACAACCACGATGATACCAATAAAAATTAGAGATACGGAAGTATGGGTTGAATACATCATGAATGATGATGGTCAAATTGAATTGTCAGATATTGAGATTGGGAATGTAAATGTTTACGAATTGATTTACCCAACATCATTATTTGAACACTTAGAAGAAGCGTGTTTGGATTATTGGAAAAGACACGAAAGATGAAAAAGCAAAACATAATATCAAATATTTTAGCAGATATGATTAGGGAAATCAGAAAAGGTGGATTATCAGTATCTGATGCCTATAAATTGTCGGATAAATATGCGACCAAAATCGATAATTTATATAATTCAGACGGTAAGAAAAAGAAGTGTTTTTGTGGGGCTAATTTTGATGGTATAAATTGTAATTCTTGCGGTTTTGATGCAAGTGAGGTTGATATTTATTAAATGCCCTATAACTAATAAATAAATCTATGTTTGTCAGACCTATACAAATAAAATATTATATTTACGGCATGAAAACAACCTTAGAGATACTGGAAGCAATAGATAAAGTATTAACTGGCTTACTTGAACTAATAGCTTTTCTTGCACTTGCATCGGCTTTTTTTTACTTATTATTTAAATTAACAGAAACAACATGAAAATCAGCGAAATCAAATCGAATCCAAACAACCCAAGATTAATCAAAGAAGAAAAGTTTCGTAAACTGGTTAAGTCAATTAAAGACTTTCCCGAAATGATGGAACTGCGGCCAATCGTAATTGATGAAAACAACGTGATTCAAGGCGGGAATATGCGATACCAAGCACTACTTGATCTGAAGTATAAAGAAATACCAGATAGCTGGGTAAAGCAAGGCAAAGACCTGTCGGAAGATCAATGGAAACAATTCGTCATTAAGGACAATGTAGGCTTTGGCGAATGGGAATGGGACACGCTGGCTAATGAATGGGATGCTTTAGAACTTGCAGAATGGGGTTTAGATGTTTGGCAGACACCAGTAGAAATAGATTATTCAATACTTGACGGTGAAGATCTTTCTAAAGAATTGGGAGATATGACTAATGGCGTAAAAAAAGCTATACAAATTGAATTTGAAGCAGAACATTACGAGGAAGCATCCGAACTTGTAAAATACTGGAGAAGGCAAACTTTGTATATTGGTGGTTTTTTAATGGAAAAACTAAAACAAGAAAAAGAAAAACTATGATTTGTTTTATACCAAGCAAGGGAAGAAAATCTACAAAAACATATAAACTTTTTGAAGATGCTGGCATTGAGTTTAAACACTTTATTGAACCTATCGAAATAGATGAATATCAAGTTCCTAATAAAATTTCAATTTTAGAAAATAACAAAGGCATTGGATATGTTAGAAATTTTATGTTGAATTATGCAAGGCAAAATAATTACGAATGGGTAATAATTTGCGATGATGATGTTGTTTCTTTTGGTGTATATAATGGTAAGACAATAAAAAAAGATGCGTCAATATGGAATGAAATATTTAATAAAGCCAAACAATTACCATTTGAATTAATAGGAATAAATTATATTCAACACGCTTGGCACGAAAAACAAGCATATTCAATAAATAAAAAATTTGCGGAAGTATGTGTTTTGATGAATATAAAAAAAATAAGTTGGAATTATAGAATGGAATTTGATTTAAAAGAAGATCGTGATTTTGCCTTGCAAACGATTAAAAATGGGAATGGAATATTAAGATTTAACTATTATTGGTTTTCATGTCCAGATGTAGGCAGCAATAAGGGTGGACTTCAAGATATGTATAAGTCAAAAAAAGATGAAGATGCAGCCAAGAAAATGTGTATTGAATGGAATCCTTTTCTTACGTTAAAAAAGAAAGGTGATAGAATCGATATGAAGTCAGATATAAAAGCATTAGCAACTTATTATAAAAAAACAATAAAATGAAAAGAGTAGATTTAATAAAAATTGAACACAACAGAGTAATAGGAGGGGTATGCGAATATATTGAACCAAACATTACAGAAGATTGTATTTTTTTTGCAGATAATGAGCCAGTAGGTTTTTATCTTACTAAAATGCCAGAAAAGATGTGTAAACTTGCTGACTTGGCAAATGCTGAATTTTTAAGCGATAGAGTTCCAAAACAAGAAATGATAAGAACCAACTTCAAAGAAATAAAAGACGAACATGGTAAAATAATAGGATATACTGACAGACAAAAACTAAACGGTGGTGAAGTAGTTAAACAAATGTCATCTATTATTGGCAGCACTGCACCAAAACCGCATTTAGGAAGAAATTACCCAAGCAGACATTCTAATCATTCAGTTAAATCTTGTCAAACATTTATTAAAGCAATGGTGTTGCTTGCAAAAGAAAGCGAATTATTAATAAAAACAATATTGCCTCAACAATACGAAAAACAATTAAATTTATTTAAAGACACAAAATCAAAATGGAAAATAGGCGATTTGTTTACAAGTTCAATATCAAATTTTAATATTTCTGCTGCATTTCATAAAGACGGGTTAAACATGGAAGGTTCTGTTAATGTAATTATTTGTAAGAGATATAATTCTAAAGGAGGGGATTTGCACGTTCCAGATTACGGAGCAACAATTGGACAACAAAATAATTCAATACTTGTATATCCAGCATGGAGAAATGTTCATGGAGTTACTCCTATTATCCCAACACATGAAGGTGGGTATAGAAATTCATTAGTATTTTATCCATTGAAAGCATTTAAAGGATTGGAATAAAACAAAGAGAAAACAATGAACGATCATAATTTAATACCATTTAAAAAAGGTCAATCTGGGAATCCAAATGGCAGACCTAAAAAGACCATAGCATTAGTAAATAGCCAGTTAGAAGATGATGGCTATTTAGAGGCAACAAAAAGTGATATCACTTCTTGTTATTTGCGACTAATAAACATACCAGTTCCAGAACTTACGATATTAGTAAATGATAAAACGCAACCTGCATTAATAAGAATAGTTGGTAAGGCTATTTTGTCTGGCAAAGGTTTTGACATCATCGAAAAGATGCTTGATCGTGGAATAGGCAAAGCAACAAATACAACAGAGATTAGCGGATTAGATGGTGCGCCATTGATACCAACTATCATTAAATGGGGAGATAAAGAGATTGAAATTTGAATTAACAGAAAAGCAAGCAGAGGCGATGAATGCCATTAGTTGCGGAGATTTTAACTTCGTTCTATATGGTGGTGCAATTAGAGGCGGTAAGACAGTGTGGGGTCTTTCCGCTTTGCTTGTTATGTGCAAAATATTTCCTAACTCCAGATGGTGTGTTATCCGTGAAGATATGGAAAAGATCAGAACAACGACTATTCCGTCGTTTATGAAGTTAGAACCTGCTGGTAAGTTAAAACAATCACCTTATGAGTATACTCACCCAAACGGATCAACGATACTATTTAAGAGCGAGAACTATGCACAAGACAAAGACCTTGACTGGATGCGTGGTCTGGAGGTTAACGGCTTTTTATTTGAAGAAATCAACGAATGCCAACAAAAAACATTCAACAAGGCTTTTGAACGTGCTGGCTCTTGGATAATTAAGAACACCACGACACAACCAAAACCGATCATTTTAGCCACTTGCAATCCTACGTTTGGATGGGTTAAAGATGTTGTTTACGATAGATGGGAAAATAATACATTGCCAGTTAAATGGAAGTATATCCCAGCTAAAATAACCGACAATCCTTTTTTGCCGCAAGAATACATTGACAACCTCGCCAACTTACCTAAGTTTGAATATATGGTATTTGTTGAGGGCAACTGGAACGTTCAACTAAAAACTGGAGGCGAGTTTTATAAATGCTTTGAGATCAACCAGCACATTAAACCAGTTAAATACAATCTAGATTTACCTTTACATATCAGCTGGGATGACAACGTTAATCCATACTTGCCTTGTGGTATATTCCAGATTCAAGGCGATACGTTGATGATGATTGATGAGATAAGTGGCATAACACCACGCAACACTGTAAAAGATGTATGCGCAGAATTTACCAGAAGGTATGTTGGTCATCAATCTGGCTTATTCATATATGGCGATGCAACCGCAAATAAGCAAGATACTAAATTAGAGAAGGGATATAACTTTTTTAGATTGATCGTTGATTATTTAGCACCTTTCAAGCCAACAAACAGAGTTTTGTCGTCTAACCCTTCGGTGGTTATGCGTGGTAATTGGATCAATACCGTATTTGAGAAGAATGTCGGAGGTCTTACATTCATAATAGGTGAAAACTGCAAGAC